ATGAAACGAAAGGGTGCCCATGTTGACACCTTTTCCCCGGTCATGAATGGCTGTGGTGACAAATTGGTGACAACTCAGGAGCCCGCGGTTTGCGGCAAATCCAAGAAGCCCAAGCGGGGCAAACCCGTGGCTTCGGGGAAGTTCGGTTCGGCCGTGGTGCCGATCTATCGCCTGGGTTCCGGTGGCCGGATCCGCTTCATGCTTTCCTTCTATCTGGAGGGCAAACGGCAACGCCGCTCGTTCACCAGCTTGGAGGCTGCCAAAAAGGAAGCTCAGCTCGCGGCGCAGCGGATTCAGGGCGGTCGGCAGGAAATGAACGACCTGCGGCCCCACGACCGGGAAGCCTACCGGACTGTGACCGACCTCCTGAAATCCTCGGGGGTCCCGCTGGTCACGGCGGTTCAGGAATACGTCAGGGCGAACAAGCTCTTGAGCGGCATTCCGCTGGTGAGCGCCGTGGAGGAATTCAGCCGCAAGGCCCGCGGCATGAAGCTGGGGGTGAAGGTCAAAGATGTTGTCGAGGAACTCCTGGTCGCAAAAAAGCAGGATGGCCTGAGTCATCGCTACCAGCTCCAGCTTCAAAGCAACCTGCGGCGCTTCGCGGCGGATTTCGATGTGCCGATCTCGCACATCCGGCGCGACCAGATCGACGACTGGCTCCGGAAGCGTGGGATCGCCGTCCGTTCAAGAAATGGTCTGCTCGCCACGATCCGGGTTCTGTTCTCGTTTGCCAAGAAGCGGGCCTATCTGCCCGTCGGCGATGTGACCGAGGCGGAGGCTCTCGACAAGATCCGTGCCGGCGACGTGGACACGCAAATCTTCACCCCCGAGCAGTTCGCAAAGATCCTCCATGCGGCACCGCCAACTTTGATTCCCATCCTGGCCATCGGCGGATTCGCCGGGATGCGGAAGGCGGAAATGGATCGCTTGGACTGGAATGCGGTGGACCTGGAGCGGAAAATGATCGAGGTCCGTGCCGGCCAGGCGAAAACCGCGTCACGCCGGATCATTCCGGTTTCCGACAATCTCGTGGCATGGCTGACACCCTTGCCGCGGGAAGGCAAGATTGTGAAGGACGTGGACTTCCATCGCCAGATCACCGCATTGGCCGAAGCGCTCAAGGTCGGCTGGCCGCACAACGTGCTGAGGCATTCGTTCATCAGCTACCGCATCGCCACGGTGAAGAGCGCGGACCAGGTGGCCCTTGAGGCAGGGAATTCGCCGAACGTCATTTTCTCGAACTACCGAGAACTAACCACCGAGGAGCAGTCGGACATTTGGTTTGGTATCCTTCCCAAGGACGGACAGTGGGAAAACGCCGTCAAGTACGACCGACGCACCCACACGGTGACGCTGCCGGAATCCGCCGATCCTTGAGCATCCGTTCAATCCGCATGCCAACGGTGATTCTCCGAGTCTAACAGCAGTCTATCAAACGCGGAATGGTTTTGCGGGGGGAGGGGATATTGCCATCCCTTGTGCGGCCGGAACGTGCTCCCACGCGGCACCAAACGCAAAATCCGAGGCATGGAGAAATGTCTCCACACCCCGGATTTGTCATGCCCGGAAAATGGTGCCGCCGGTCAGCCCTTGAAGCTCTGGTTCGGCTGGCCGTCGTCGAGCAGGTCACCGATGCGGTTCACTGCGTCTTTGAGGATCGAGGCGGCGGCGAAGACAATCACCCCGACCTTCGGATCGACGAATGGGATGAGGTTGAGAGCGGAAACGAACCCGGCGAGTTTTCCGACGAAGCTGAGGTATTTGAGTGCTTTCATGGTGCACCTGGGGCGGTGTCAACGGGCGCGGGTGGATTGTGATTGAAAGGCCCCCCCATACTCGCTAGAAGCCGCTTCATGAAAACGGCCTGCAAATGTGTCGGTGGACGAAGTCTGCTCTTCCGGGTCGCCTTTTCCCCTGATCACCGACCGGTCGTTTAACACCCCCAAAACCCGACCGGTCGTTCAACATCACGTTCGGCAGAAATAATATGAAAAATATCCTTCTCATGGTCGCGCTTTTGCTTTGTCCAGCGTTCGGCAGCGGGGATCGTAGCGTGCCGTTGGACGGAGTGACAATTAGGGCCAATCGATTCGGAGTTGAGGCGACCATATCGGCTCGGCCAGACGGAACATCAGAGGTGACGATTCTCTTTAATGGGAAAGTCGTTCTGATTCCTAAAGAGGCGCTCGCAGATATTAAGAATATTAGAGTGGAATCAGCTCAGTTCATTACTCACACCCCAACGGGCGCGGAACTGCACAAAGACTGGCTGAAGGGCCACGGTTTCATGCTTTCTTTCGACTATGGCGACAGTAAGTTTCACGCCAAAGATGACAAATCCGAGGAGGTGATGGTATTTGCCTGCTGCCGGATTGAAATTTCCTCGGAAGGAGCTTACAAAGGGTTGAACCGGTGCATTCCGCAAGGCGATCTTAAGAACAAGTGGCACATCACGGAGCGCTCGGTAGAGGGAAAGGACTTCGACATGGGGATTGAAGATTCGATCAAATCGCCATTCGACGAGTAATGCCAAACACGCCGAACCCCAAAGGAGTGTCGCACCAGCCGGCCAGAAGCTCTTCAATTTCACTTCAATTTCCCTTCAATCGCGCCGGTGAGCGCACATCAAACGCTGGAAACTAGACTGATCGGCTGATGAGTGACAACGCAGCAAACACCGTGAGAGTCTTTTGCCTCCCTCTCCGAACCATCAAAGAGCATTTTGGCACTGATGCGATTGATGAAGCTGGAGACTTCCTCATAAACAATCTCCGCCAGATATCCGATCTCCCAGTGCAGACGGGCACAGATTTCTCTTTGGACACTTCCCATCAGAATTCGTGGTTTCATTCTCTACGGTTCACCGTTACCGGCCTGAGTGAGAGTATGGTCCGCGAGTTTGTTGGCAGCGCTAGACAAGAGGGCGTAGAGTTGGAGGTTGAAGGCGGTGACATAATCTGAGAAGAATCGAAGGCGGTGGTGGACAAGCGGCTACTCGCTCCGAGTCGGAATGACCCTCTTTACTACAACACTTAACCCTGTTTCGAGGTGGCGCTCCCAGTAGCCGCTGCCACACCTCGGACGTTCTACCTCCCCCGCCACTTCCGCACCATCGCGGCGAGTGACATGACGCCCACGGCCAGACCGACAAGCAGCGAAGCGATCCGCAGGTGCCATTCGATCTGCTCCTGGAACGACGTGATCAGGCCCACTACCGGCGAGGCGATGCCGATGATGGCTTTGCTGACGTAGTCGAGATCGATGGGCGGGCGCATGATCCGGTGTTTGGTGTCAATCACGGGGAATCGGCGGCCGGCAGGGTCGCCAGTCGGGAGCGGATGAACCGGCTGTTGACGTCGGCGTCCACCAGGGGGACATAGGCGATGGTTTTCCACTCCTTCAAATCGAGGCTCACTTCGATCTCGACCACGCGGACTCCGGCAGGCTTCGACGGCATGGGCGGCATGGCCTTGGACACTTCATCCGAAGGCGGGGATTCACCGACGGCGTTGATGGCGACGACCACGAAATAGTAGGTCACGCCGGGAAGCAGATTGGTGGCTTTCGCTCCCGTTGTGGTCGTGCTGACCGTTTCGGTGTAGGTGCCTGGTGCCGTGCCGTAGCGCACCTCGTAGCGGGTCACCTCGTCCTCGGGCGGGTTCGGATTCCATGTCAGGTTGGCGGAGAGCGCGTGGGCATGGGCGGCAAGCACGAGTATCAATAGCAGGGCTTTGGGTATCAGTGTTTTCATGGTGACTTGAAGCAGGTGTCAATTGCCCAGCGGCACGGCGTCGAGTTCCTCGCGGGTGGTGGCGGACCGGATGGCGGCGCGGCGGGTGGCGTGGAGCGTCCAGAGATCGCGGATGGCGGCTCCGTAGGCCACGAGGAGCAATCGCAGCGCCCTGATACCTGGCAGGGTGTGCGGCACGCCGCGGATGTCGGTGATGACCTGGGGCGTGTTCATGAAGGCGGTCTTTGCCGCCGCGTCCGGTTGGAGTTCGTGGGCCTCGCGTAGGAGCGTGAGCAGCCGGGTGAACGCCTGTTGATCGGCCTCGCCGGCGGCCAGTGTGATGCCGTTGATTTCGATCCCGAGCTTGAGCCGCTGCTGGGCGGCCTTTTCAAGCTGGAGGCGTTTGACGATCATCGCGGTGCGGAGAGCGACCTGTTGCAGTTGGGATTCGGTCATGGCGGGATGGTAGTTAGATTTCGGTCAGAGTGACGTTTGCTGCGACATAGTAACCGGAGGAATAGGATCCGAAGAAACAGTTGCCGGACCAATCAAAGGTGCCGTCGGCGGTGAAGGTGAACTCGACGTAAATATCCGAGGCCATTGTTGGCGGGGCATTGAGCGTGGCCGAAAAGCTGGCATCGCTTCCGAGGTAGGAATCCAGATAGTTACTCGACACATTCTGCACGTTGGAGAACGAGGCCGAGCCGTAATTGACGTTGGAAATCCCGAAGTATTCGCCGCTGACTGGAATGTCGCTGAAGTTGTCGATTCTCACGTGGTAGTTCCTGCCCGCCTCGACCAGGCCAAAGGAGACGATGCTCTCATAGCTGTCTATGTTCACCGAATTGACCTGTGGCGGGGCGAAGGGGCCGATGAAGGTGGTGTTAATCTGCACCCAGCCATCGTTGGCGGTGGTCAGGTCGTTCTTGGTGCTGATCCATGCGTCGATCCCGTTGACTGCGATGCGGCCTTTCCACCCTGGAGTGCCGTCGATCATCTGATCGGGCTGGTAGTTGGTGGGTTCGCCATCATAGACCACCGGATACCAGACCCCGTTGATGTTCTGCCGTGGCAGGGTCAGGTCGGGCGGGGCCTCGGCTGCAAGGATCGCGTTTCGCACGTATCCCCGCTGCGTGGCCGTGAGGGACTCCTGTGCATCGTGACGCAGATATTTCGGATGCGGGTCCGTGGCATTGAGGTGGGCGGTCATTGCCGCAGCCACATCTGTTGGAGACGCAATGTTCTGCGGCAGCGGATACGGTGGCTCGGCGGAAGTGGGCACGCCCTCGGTGCCGCGGTTCACGTCGTTTTCCACGACGACGAGGAAGGTCCGGGTGCTGGTCGGTTCGCCTGATCCCTCGCGCCAGGTGATCTCGCCCATGAGGGTGATTTCGGCAAGCTCGCTGCCGGTGGACGATCCCACGCCGAGTGCCGAGTCGAGTTCCACGGTGTTGAAGCTGGGCGAGCACTGATAGACCGGATTCTCGGCGTTAACGGCCGGCATCGTCCAAACCGCATCATGCACCAGATAGCCGATGTCGTAGCGATTGCGCGGCTTGATGCCGAAACGGATTTCCAGCGTGGCCGGATCGCCGATGGCAACCGCGGTTGTGCCGCCCTCAAGAAACGACACTTCCAACAGGGCCGCGTCGCCGCGCTTGAACCGGAGCGAGGTGACGGGATTGCGGAATCCCGGGCCTTCGATGAGTTGCAGCGTTTCAAGATCGACGTGGAGCTTCACGTCCATGCCTGGCTGTCAACCGGGCGCTGCCGTGAGTTCATGTGTCTCGCCGTGGGCGGTTGGCTTCACGCCGCGTTGGCTGTCGTTGAAACACCGGACCATCATGTTGACCAGCCGGGTTTTGCCCGGGGATGACGGCAGCGGGATTTCAAACCAAGCCGACCACGGATCTTCGAGGCTTCCCGACCATGTCCAGGATCTTGATGCGACCAACGACGGCGCGGGAGACGGAGCCTCGCCCGGATCTGCCGGGATCACAGGTTCGGTACCACGGGATTCAGGGTCTTCGATCTCCCATGCTGCGTGGGTGGCAACCGCTGCATCATAGGCGTCCTTGAGGGTTTTCCACTCGATCCACGCCTTAGGGAAGAACACCTCGTCCCATTGGACCGCATACGTTGAACGGCTGTAGCCTTCCGGAATGCCGAGTCGATAGCGGGCAAAGCCGAGTTCAACCACCTGATCCAGCAAACTCACCGGAGTGTGGTTTTCGCGCCACGAATCGCAACCGGTGCCATAGGTGAAATCCTCGTTGTCCCATTCGACCGCGCTTTCCAACGCTGCTATCGCTGCGGTTCGTGCGGCATCAATGTCGATTGCGTCCGACACGCTGGAATCACTTCCCCCGGTTTTGGGTTCCCCTTCCGTGATATTGCGAACCGCAGTCGAGACCGGAAAACCGCCCAACTCCGCATTGAATGCCTGGCTTTGCGTCCACTGCAAGAAACCGCCGTCGTTATAGTCCCAGCGGGTGGTCCTGTAATAGGTGTGGGTGACGCTGTTATAGATTTCCCAGGTGAGGTCGGCCGCTCCGGAAAGTGATTGGCATTCCTTTCGCGGTGCCTCGCATGCCGGTGGCAGGCAATCGCAGCAGGAAACAAGTGCCGCATCCTGGGAGGTTTTGATGATCATGCGCGTGAATAGGAAAGCGTTCCGGCGCAATGCTTGATGGTGAAAGGCCCGCAGCCCGTGGGTTCCAGCCGCACCGAGCCGCCGTTGATGGTGAGCTTGCCGATGGGCAGGACGATGTTGCCCTTGCCGGTGGAAACCACTGGCGCGGTGTTGGCCGGATAGTCGGTGCCCTCTGACCATGCGGTTTGGGTCCAGTTGCCGGTGGGTTTGGTTCCGGTTTTCACGCCTGGCAGCAGGAGTTCGCCGTCGTCGTCCCGGTTCACCTCCACCTCGAATCCAATGGACACGAGCCACACGCCGTTGGTCTGCGGGTTGAGTTCCTGCGAATCGAGGTTCCAGTTCTGGTCGCCGCAATGGATGAGTCCGCCGCGAATGCCGGTTTTCGTGAGGGTGCCGTCCTTCCAGGTGATGATCTCGCCGAACGGGCAGGGTGCGCCGGCGCCCGATTCGCCGGATGACGAGTTGCGCGCCCGGAATGCAAATCCGCTGGAAGTGAACACGAGCTCCATGCCGGCCGATGGGCGCGGGGTGCGGGCTGCGAGCGCGTCGATGAGCGCGTTCCAATCGCTGGCGAGGATCGGATTGCCGGGACGCTTTTGGGGTGGCAGGCGCATGATGGTCAGTCGTTGTAAATGTCCGGATCCCAGCCGCCGAGGTCGCTGGCGATCCATTCGCGCTCGATGCGGTAGGATCCGCCCTCCTGCGTTTGGGTGACGCCGTTGTAGAGCCAGTTGCGGCCGTCTGATAGAGCTGGCTGCCGGCCGTCCGGTTCGTCGATCTTGCCAATCTTCTGCACGTCGGAGGAGGCGGCGGATGCTTTTCTCACGGTGGCCTGCCGCCAGGTGACTTTGGGCGAGTAGTAAGAGGTCTGGCCGCGATTGATTTTTTCGAGTGCCTTCATGCCGAGGGTGCTCGTCACCTTGTCCTTGTAGGGGGTGCCCGACGCATCCTTTTCCTTGCCGCTGATGATGGCTTGGAGTGCCTCCAGTTCGGATTCGGCCAGGTCGCGGAACTTCTTGTGGGAAAGCAGAGGTTCCTCCGAGAGCGACAGTCCGAGCGTGTGGGTGGTCTTGTTAGGATCGGCGTCGTTGTTGTCGGTCCCGGCATAGTGGCAAGTGATTTGCGCGAGGTCGCCCTCGCTGACCTGGGCGCTGGCATTGTCCACGGTGATGAAGGGGATCTCCGGGTGGGGCGTGCCCGGACGCGGCATCAGCTTGGTGATGGAACTACGATGGCAGAGGAATACCTGAGTGGCCGTCCACTTGCCCTCGCGGTCCACGGCGATGCTGTAGTCGGGCTGCGGGTAGAGTTTGCCCGGTTCGATGGAAACGTGTCTCGGCATCCTGGCCGGGACATGGCGTCAACCGAAGGCCGCTTGCCCGCCGCCACCGAGTTTTTCCACCCGGCGAGCAAGGTCTGTTAGCAGGCGGTTGGTTTCGCCGGTGAGCCGATTGTTTTCCCGCTGCGCATCGAGCGTGCCGGACGAATAGCCACCGCCGCCGACTTTGCCCAAGGACGTGACTATGGGTGTGAGGCTGGAGGATTGATTGATCGCCGTGGGCGCGGTGTTCGTGGTCTTCGCCGCCACGGTGGCTGCCTGTTTCACCTCCTCTGGCTTTGGCAGGGCTTCACGGATGGTGCCAAGGACGGTGTTCATGCTTTCGCGCAGTCCGGTGGTGTCGATGACCTCGGCGGTGTTGGAAAAGGCGTCGCCGAAACGGGCGGAGATGTTTTCACCCGCTTCCTTCAACCGGAGTCCGACCTTGGCGGCAAGCGGCCCGAGCTGGTCACCGGCGTCACTGTAACGTCCTGCCGCCTCTGCATCGAGCACACCCGCCGATTCGCGCAGGGCTCCCTGGGCGGAGTTGATGGAATCGCCTTTGCCAAACAACTCGGCGAGCGGGCGTGCTATTTCCAGCGCTTCAGCGAGTCCTTTTTGAAGGAAACCGATGGCGTTGAGAAAGATTCCGATGATCGCATTGCCCATGCCCTTCCAAAAGTCGGCGGTGGTTAGGATCTGGAAGTAGGTGATGGCCGTCCTGAAAATTTCGACGATGTATTGACCGGCGGCGGCGATGGTGGCACGGAGCGTAGCCCACAGGAAATTCACGCTCATCGCAAACCCGAGTTTCAAGGATGATCCGACAAGATTGATGAACTGGCCGCTCTTGAACACGATGATCACATACTGCATGGCATCGCGGATTTTGTGTCCTGCCTCTGCCGCCAGTGGGGCGAGTTTCTGGGCAAGCGCGATGGCCTGTTCGACCAGCGGGCGGATGGCATCATTGATCGGCGTGCCGAGGGTGAGGAACACTTCGTTGATCGTGTCCTTCAGGGTGGAGAACAGGCCCGAGGTGGTTTTGCTCTGGGCCTCCATCATGCCCGCGAACTTGCCGCCCTGCGAGGTCATGTTGATGAATGCCTGCTCGATGGCGGGAAATCCTACCTGGCCTGTCTCCACGAGCTTCTTTACCTGCGAATCCGAGACGCCAAATTGCTTCGCCAGCTCGCCGATGATCGGAATCCCTCGACCGGTGAGCTGGTTGATGTCCTCGGCGAATAGCCGCCCCTGGACACGCGCCTTGCCGTAGAGTTCGGCGATCTCGTTGACCGGTGCCTGCACGCCCGCCGACACGTCACCGATACGGGCGAGAGTGGCGGCAACCGTGTCGGCCCCCTCACCGAATGCGATGAGCTTGCGGCCGGCATCCGCCAGTTCAGGGAATTCGAATGGCGTTTTTGCACCAAGTTCGCGGAGTTGCGCGAGGGTTTGTTTCGCCTTGGCTGCGTCACCGATCAAGGTCGTGAATGCCACTTTCGTTTGCTCAAAATCCGCGGCTGATGTGACCGCCTTCAATCCTGCTGCCAATGCCACGCCACCACCAGCGAGAGCGGCTCCGAGACCAACCTTCAGACTCGCAGCACTGAGACTCGCCATCTTCTTGGCCGACGCTGAAACGAGCTGGGTGGCATTCGCCATGGACCGCTTCAACGCGGTGATGTCGGCTCCAAGGGTGACGGTCAGGGCGCTCATGCGCCGGGGGTGGAGTCAACTGGAGGATGGTCCTGCGGTGCTCAACTCTCGATCATGCGGCAAAAGCAGTAGATGAACTTCTGCTCGTTGCCACCAGGCGTGATATGGGACTCCTTCTCATGCCCAAGCAACTGGAACGCTTTGCCAAACTGCGCATGCAGCTCTGTGGCGCTGTATCTCGCGACAGGCAGTCCGCTGCACTTCGTTGGACCATCTTCCGCAAAGGTGGCAACTATTACGAGACCGCCTGGTTTGACTGCTGACAGCACTTTTGTCACATAAGCAGCGCGATCCTCCTCGTCGGTGAGAAAGTGAAAAACCGCCCGGTCGTGCCAAACATCATACGTTTCATCCGGAAGGTCGGCTTGCAGCACATCGGATTCGATCCAATGAACGGCATTTGCTCGAGTTCCTAACCGTTCCTTCGCCGCATCGAGTGCATGCTTCGACAAATCCAGGACGGTGATGTTGTGGAAACCGTGATTGAGCAGATCGTCGACCAGAGCTGAGGCTCCTCCTCCGACGTCGATGACAGCCGCCGACTCAGGCGTTCCCGCATCGAGTATCAAGCGTAACGAAAGCGCCGCGTGCTCTTGGAACCAGCTAACCTCATTGGTCGCATTTTCTGTATAAACCCCCTCCCAGTGTTGTTTGCTGCTCATTGCGTTGCAATTCCTGATGATTCGGCGTCGGCGTCGGCGTCAGGTTAGCATGAGTCACAACGATTTCAAGCTGGCAGACTGGCCGACCACGTTTGAGACATGGCTTCTGCAGGAGCCAAATCTCCCCCGCAGCGCTGCCAACTGCTCTTGAAGCGAGGGCATACTGGTTTCGGACTGGCTCCAGGACGTGCGCACCCCGTTCCTACGCAATAAACAGTGCTGATACTGAGCGAGTCGCGCCAGCGGCATGAAGAGGATCCGTTTCTCGGACCACCCTGTCTCAGAAGCGATGGCGAAGACCTGGGCGGCTAGGAAGCCGGGCTCGTCGCAGGGTGGGGCTTTTTTCCACCGATGTCCCCCATGGTTTCAACCTGGGCCGCTTCAAGTTCCCGGCTCTGTTCTTCGAGGCGTTTGAACGCGATTTGGAAATCGGCCGGGGTGAGACCGCCGCAGAATATCAGCACGGATTCGCGGAACGTCTGATCGTTGAACGACGCGCGCACCACTTCTGGCCACGGCGCGCAGTGGGTGAAGACGAAGCCCATGATGGCTGAGGTGAACTCGGGGGTGCCGTCCTTGGGCATCTCTCCTTTCACCAGCGGATTGTCCGTCCGGAGGAGTACGTCATAACTGGCGAGGGACAGGGGCCGCATGGCATGACCTGCGACGATGGTTTCCACATCGTGGAAGGCGGTGGATAAAAGTATCTGGCGGTCGGTGTCGTTCATGGGATCTCAGAGGTATTTGAGGAACATGTCTTCGGTGGCTGGTGACGCATCGAGCGGGATGAAGGCGATCTTGCCTCGGCGCGTCACGCAGGCCAGCGGCACGTCCCGCTTCACCTTGTCCACCAGGCGCTCGCGGTTGAGCAGGGCACACTTGATGTAGGCGAACGGATGCTCGGGATTGGCACGATGCCAGCCATCGTCATGCCATGCCGCAATGAGCTCCTTGGTCTGGAACTTGCCGCACGGGCTCTGCGGATCGAAGAACCAGACGGTGCGCTCGCCGCGGATGCCGTCGCCAACAACGCGGACAAACGGTTTCTCGGCGAGCGGGATGCCAACGGCCGTCAAAGCTGCGGCGAGGCAGGTGTTGCTGGTGGCGGTGGAGGACAGGTGGGATACGGCGTTCATCTCTTGATCTTTGTTAGCGTTGAAAAACTGGTTCACGCACCGCCCGTGACGACGAACGGATAGTGGGTGGCGGTGAGGTCGATCTTTTCGAAATCCTCGTTGTTGAGGCTGCGGCTGACCTGCATGAGGATCGTGGTGCCGCCCGTGGCCTGAAGGTGGGCGGGGATGGCGTTGGCGAGTGCGATGGCCGCGCCGATCTTGCCGCTGAATGACGAGGTCTTGGCCACCAGTCCGGACAGCTTGATCTCGACCTTCTCCTGATAGAGCGAGAGGCCGATGACTTCGCCGCCCTTGTTAAGGACTGTCTTCTCCTGGTTGGAAAAATCGAAGGAAAGGTCGGTGATGAGGAGTCCATCCTGATCGTTCGGGATGCCCCAGTTGCCGGTGGTGCCAAGGAAGGTTGCGGCCATTTGACCGCGGGCGGCGTGTCAACTGCATCAGATGGCAGACACCACCGCCTCGTAACTGAGAACCGATTCACGTCCCCGCGCTTCGTCCGGAGTGGTGGCACTTTCCCGGTCTAGCAGGTCATGGAGGACAAAGGTATCCGAATCCAACGCGGATTGAATCGCCGCCTTGCTGCCGAGCAATGCTACCAGTTTTCCGGCCCAATCCGCATGTGTTTCGGCGGGGGTGTCGTCCACCTGGGAAAACAGATGCACGTCGAGCTTCACGCGGGCGGTGTGCGGCATGCTCGGGATGGGCTTTGATTCGGAGGTGTTGAGAACCACGCACGGACGAGTGCGGATTTCATCGCGGCGGGCGACATGGACTGGAATGGAATCGGGAAATCCCTCGGGGCGGTTGGTGTCGATCCAGTCGGCTAGCAGCGAGGAAAGGCGGTCTTCAATCAGGTTGGGCATCTTGCCCGGTGTGAGGCGTCAACCAACACGACCCCGCGCGATCCGTTGGGCCGGCTTTGACTGTGCGTGGATGTTGGCGAGGAAGTCAGAAACGAGCTGCCAATTCTCTTTGTATTGATTGAGGTCCGATACTTGCCGGAGGTCAACCTTACTCCAGCGAGCGTCCCGGGGAAGACTCTTGACCACATCGACTGGAATCACGAAAAACTCAGGTGCCTTTGCCTGCTTGGATCCGTCCTTCGCCCCTCGGTTCAGGAACGCAGCGACAACAAAATCGCAATCAAAGTTGCTGATGGGGAATCCGGTGGCTCCGGTACGCCAGCGGCTCTTGACCTGTATTCTTGCCGAGGTGTTCGCTTCTGGTTTTGTAGCGATGAGATCATACCCCGGCATGTTGGTGTAGGTCTTATAGGCGGCTATCCGATTGAGTAGCAAGTGGCCAAGGACGAGGAATTCGCCTCCTTCGCTCTCCAATCTCGTATCCAGTCGTTTAGGCATGCTCACAGGTTGGTTGTCTCATCCTGGTTCGGTGGATGACGCAAAGCAAGTCCGATGAAGCATGTTCAACCCGTTCTCCGCAGCGAGCGATTCGCCTTGTCGCTGATCTTGCGCAGCGAGGTGGAGAGCGCCTTTCTCAGCCGCCCTGCTGCCACTTGAAGCGCGAGGTTGATGCCCTTGTAGGTGCTCACCTGCTCGATGTAGTCGAGTTTGTTGATGAGCGTCACCGACGGCTTGTCGCCGGTCTTCACGGTTGCCGTGCCGGGAGCCTGCTTGTGACGGGTCGCCCATTGTGCCATACCGCGAACCCGACCCCCAATCGCCTTGGCGGCATTGATCCACGAGCCTTTGGCAAAACCGACGTTTCTTTTCCGGCGGGCGATGTAGTTGTCGAGTGCCTGCGCGCTGGTGACGACCTGTGCCGGTTTCATGCGCGTCACCTCGCCACGGACGTTGCGGCTCTGGTGGTGGAGTTTCGGGTCCAGCCGGCCGACCGATAGATCCTTCCAATTCGAATTCGACGTTTGGAGCGCCTTTTCGGCCCGCGAGAACCGCCGGTTCTGGATGTTTGCCCAGAATCGGTCAGCCGCGGCTGGGTCAAGCAAGCGCATGTTGTCGTAGGCGTCAGATGGCAACGCGAACACCAGGCTGATGTCTTGTCCCACCGATTGCTCGCCGCGTTTTTTCGCCTTCTCGGAGAATCCGAACGGCCGGGTGTTGCGTGCCAACTCGACGGCCAGGCCACGCGCTTCCTGTTTCACCAGGGATTCGAGCGTGCGCCCCACCTTTTCCGGGTAGCGGTTGAGCAGGCGGGCCACGTCGCTGCCGCCCTTGAGTTTGGCCGTGAAGCGGATGGAGTCGTCACTCATCGGTGGAGAAAAGTGAGAGAGTTAGAAGTGGCGAGCGCGGGTGGCTGGAAACCTTGGAGATCCGGTATTCGGTGCCATCCAACTCGATGCGTTCGCCAAATTTCGGCAACGGTCCGGGGAATGCCAATTTCGGCACGCGCAGGCTGAGGTCCGGCGAGTCCACGAACCCGCCGATGTCGATCTGTTGGTCGTTGCGCACGCGGCTCACCAGGACGAGCAGGTCGATGGATTTCCACCGTGCCCTCACGCCATGCTCTGATAGAAGCTGGTGAAGGTCCTGGAGGATTTCCGATTCGAGGCTCATGCCAGTGTCGTGCTGTCAAAATGAAACACCCCCTCCAGTTTCCCGGAGAGGGCATCCCATGAACCACCCAATCGAAATGGCTTACAGCTTGATGATCCGCTTGAGTGCGTCGGTTTTGCCAACCGTGAAGCCGTAGAGGCATTCGAGGGTGACGAACACCTTGTTGGCGCGGGTGTCGGTGAAACGCAGGTAGCCGAAGGTCATACCGGTCTGCGGGTCGGTGACGGCACCGGCTTGCTGATACTCGGCGACCGGCTGGAGGTAGCGCATGGCCACCGCAATCGCGCTCGGGTGAGCAGCGAAACCAACGAGTTTTTCCGCGTGGGCGGCCGGAATCACAATCGTCTCGAACAGGTCGAAACCCGCCAACCGCTTGATGAGGGCCTCGGTGACACCGGGTGCGCTGAGGTTGAGGTTGAAGCTCTTGGCGACCACGTCATCGGCGAGCAGGTTGGTGTAGAAACCCGAGTCGAGCACGAGCGAACGCTGGGAGGCGGGCATCTTCGCCTGACCGCACACGTCGCGGATGCCCAGCACTTTCTTGTAATCGAAGGAGGTGGCGGCAAGCGCGGCGATGGCGGGAGCGCCGAAGTTGGCCAGCGTGATGACCGTCATGATGTCCAGCAGCACGTCCTGGGCGAGTTGTTGGGCGGCGACTTCCACCAGGGTGTCGAGCACGTCCATGGCGGTTTCCGAGTTTTCCCGGGCGGTGACATGGACGGTCTTGAACTTGTGGCGATTGAGCGTCACCGGAACAGTCGTCACCGTGGAGTCGGCGTTGGCGGTGTAGTCGCCGGCGAAGTCGCTCGAATCGGTGGGAGCACCGACCAGAGGAACGCGGACGGTGTCGCCCTTGTCGGACGGCTGCGGGCCGAAGTTGGTCGAGAACGCCGTGACCGGCAGGAGGTTCGCCATGAAGGGCATGAGCGCCCGCTGTGCGACCTTGATGTCTTTGAGGTTGGTGAGGGTGTTGGACATGGCGTGCTATCAGGCTTGGTGTTTGAGGATGAGGGCTTGTTGTTCAGGGGTGAGTTTCCGCCAGAAGACGGTCTGGGCGGTGGGGTCGGTGATGGCGGCGAACTGCGCGTGGAGGTCGGCGGCCTGGGTGGCATCACCTGCTGGAGTGACGCGGGCTGGCAGCGTGGTGCCGGTGGAGGCGACGACGCGGGCAACCTCGGTCTGGACGCGGGTGTCGAAGTCGGCTTGCGCTGCCTGAAGATCGGCGATGCGGGTTTGCAGGGCGGTGGATTCACCCCTGGCGGCATCGCGCTCGGCTTTGAGCGTGTCGATTTCGGCGGTGAGTAATTCCACTTCGCCGCGCAGCGAATCCTGACTGGTGGAGGCTTCGTTGAGAAGTTCGGCCTGGGCTTGGTAATCCCGCTGGATGGTATCGATCCGGGTGCGGGCTTCTGCGAGTTGGTCTTCGATGGTGGTGTCCATTGACCGTGCGCCCGTGTCAACCGAGGCGTGATAGACGCGCAGTCGGCGCATGGCTTCGGCACGATCCGGGACCATGCCCGCGAGGTTATAGCGTTGGGCCTGTTTGCCGCTGAAGGTCTGGCCTTCCATGGCCTCGGCCGGGATTGATCGCCCCTTGGCCAACACCGCCGCATGGAACTCCCCGGCGATTTCCGCGAGGTTGGAGTTGATGAGTTCCCGCTGGTCGTCGGTGAGCGGGGTGCCCGGTGCGCCCATCGCCTTGTATTTGCCGACCGAGAAGACCTCGACCTTGATGCCCGCCTTATCGAGGGCGGTGCTGTTGTCGATCACCGCTTGCACCACGCCGATGGATCCAACTTGGGCCGACGGGGTGGCGTAGATGGCGCTGGCTTGGCTCGCAACCCAGTAAGCGGCGGATGCCATCAGACCGGAGGAGAACGCATAGACAGGCTTTTGCTTGTTGAGCGAAGAGACGGCAGCGGCAAGTTCCGGAGTGCCGGCCACGGTGCCGCCTGGAGAGTCGATGTTGAGAAACACCGCCTTGATGTCGTCACGCGAACCGGCTTCACGGAGGGCCGCGCCGATGTCCTCGGAACTGGTGGCACCGAAAAACACGCGGGCGAACAGATCTGGCTTGCGGAGGATCGGACCTTCGATGGCGACCACACCGACGCCGTCCTCGATGGAGAGCAGGGAACTGGACGGCTGGTGCTGGGGAAGGGATCCACCGCGATCCACGAACGACCGCACGTCGGCGGCCATAGCACGCAGGGCATCGGGCTGGATCAACCACTCTTTATTTTGCAGGAGCACCGGATTCACGCCCGGTTGCCGGTGTCAACGCCGAGCCTGATGGCTTCCAGAGCATTTCGACCGGCACGCCGTATTTGAGGGCGGTTTCGAGGATGAGCTTCGCATCGCTGGCGCGGCGTTCGATCTCCTCGCCGAAGTCGGCACCGAGTTCCTGGAAGTGGTCAGATAGAGTTTTGAGGCCCATCTCCACGTCGGCGCGGTTCTGTTGGGCTTCACGTCCGGCGTCCACTGTCACACGCTTGGGCGGAACGGAACTGATCTTCCACCATCCTTCGATGGGCGGCAGAAGTCCGCGTGAAATCGCGTCGCCAATCACATAGGCCCATACCGGGCGGATCAATCGACGTTCGAGAATCATCTGGCGGAATGAGAACCGACGATCCGCCTTGGCCACGATCAAACGCACGCCCGCGCCGCCGATCTTGCTGGAATCTGCCGCGAACTCGAAAGGAATCATGCCGAGCGCTGAATCACGCCGCAGGTGTTCCAGGAAGCCAGTGAACGTGGGCGATGGGCGATTCGACTGGAAGCTGTCGAGGGATTCGTCGGGTTTGAGAGCGATCAATTTGCCGCCGACAATGCGTTGGAGCGAAACCGGATCGCTGGATTCAGCTCCGCCGGTCGCCCCACCGACCACGAAATCACCGTTGTCATCCAGTTCGCCGCGTGCTGTTTTGAGGATGCGCGACACGTCGGCATTGTCCTTCACCGCATGTTTTTCCAGTGCCAGCAACTCCATTTCGTCGAGGACGTGGTTGATGGAATGCTGAATCGTCGGATGCGAACGAACGCCGCCCGCCCATTCCGGTTCATGGATGTGAAGAATCGCCGGGGCCGGCAGATCACGCCCCTTGCCGTTGTCTTCCCGCACTCGATAGAAGATCGGTGCGCCCCAGGCATCGAGACCCACGCCGTCGATGGTGTCCTTCGAGCCGAACTCGTCACCGATGCGATGGGACTCGATCAACTGGATGCGTGGTTCACCCTCGGCATCGCGGGTTTTGTGAATGAAGTATTCGCCGTCGATGTCCATGCCGCGACAGACCAGCGCCTGGCATTCCTCGAACGAAAACCGGCGCGTCACCTCGCAGCGGGCGGACCACAGGGAAAAATACGCTTCGGCGGCACGGTTCCATTCCGGCTTGGATGATTGTGCCTGGACGCGGATGCCATCGCCGGTTGAATAGATCGCCATGTTGGCGACTAGTTCCCGCATGAATCCGCTGTTCTTGTGAAGGTAGCGCGACTTGCGAACCAACTCGGTGCGAACACCAGGCGTGAGTTCGTTGCGGGCATCAGTGGGCGAGGCTCCTGGCACGCTGCCACGGCGGGGCGACCAGTTGGCTGCCTCGAACGGAGATCCCCACGCCTTCGGCACGAGGACGGGCGGCAGCCAACGCATGGCGATTTGTTTGAGGCTGGTCATTTCGGGAGGTAGCCAGAGATGAAGGAGGCGACGGCGATGCGGGGTTTTCCGTAGGTGGCCGGATCGAGCACACGGAGCGCGTGGCCGCATTCCTCAAGCACCTGATCGACTGGCATTGTGAACTGCTTGGCGGTGGAAGTGTCCGCGTCGTTCCAGTTCATGATGGTCTTGCCTTCGAGAATGAGTTCCTTTGCCCGCCGCTGGATGGCGAGCACCTCTGAAACTGTGAATCCGGTGATAAAGAGTCCGCGGGCCATGAATGATTGCAGTTGTCAACGGGCCGTGGTATCAAATGTCTGGCCGCTCCCAGGGCCGGGTGAATATGTGTAACCCGAAACTGCGTAGGACCAATGGCGTCATGATCCGTCTTGGTTTCACCGGCTCACCTTCCGCTCCCTGTGGATTTATTGCCGGAGATTGATCTTTGTAATCGTTCTCACGCCCACCACTTGCCGTCTTTCACACGTTGGCGTGCTTCGGCCAGCGTGCATTCGGTTTTGATCTGAATATGCGGAATGTCTGGAAAGTTCTTCCAACGTCCGCCCCATTCGAGCCCGAAGGATTCGGCGATCCTACCGCAGCTTGCCATCAGCGGGCTTTCCCAGTGCGGTTGGCCCTTGCCATCGAATACGACAAAATCCCAGGCCACGCCGAAGTTGTGCCACGAGTATCCGGGCTGGGCATTGGTGACCTTCGGCCCCGGTGCCGTGCGCCCTTTCGCATACAACCTCGCCTGTTCCTGGTAGGTGCGGGTGCCGCAGATGATTTTCACGTTGATGCCTTTCCACAGGCACTTGGACAGCCACTCGCGGGCTTTGATTTGCGCGGCTGGAATTAGCGTGGCGATGTTCACCGCGGATCGATGGTCGATGTCCATGGCTTACTTCGAGGTGTGGGGTTCGACGATGATTTCAAAGCGGCCGTCCGGGTGGACCTTGATGACGCCGTCGCGGGTTGATAGGCGACCGGTGATCGGAGGAGTGACGCAGGACGGCAGCAGGAGCGACAGGGCGGCAAGGAGGATTTCTTTTCTCATGGCTCCTCTTCCGGGGTGTCAACTGGCGAGGATGCCGCCTCCCGACCCACGATCTTGAGCATGGTGGCGGCGGCGACCTGCATGGACTCGTTATCCATGTAATGGTTCGGCCGTGATCCGATTTGCTCCCACATCCACCGGCCGCCTTTTTTGATCCGGTGCTCGCTTTCCATTTGGGCGAGGTATTCGTCGTCGATGTCGTCGGGCACTTCCCAAACCGGGCCGTCGTCCGGGTTTTGATTTCGGCGCAGGCGGGCGAGAGTGTCCTTGATGTTGAGGTTGGACCAGTAGAACACCGAGCAGGTTTGTCCCCGGCCCAACACCACTTTGCGACGTGGCGAATAGAACCGTTCCACCGACTTCCGGCCCTTGACCTTGTGGGTGAAGGTCGGCCGTTTATCGCCCTTGAGGGCTGTCCATCCGTGGGCCGCGCATTCGCGATAGACGTCATAGGTAGCGTAACCGGCATCGACAAACACCAGATTCGGATGGATGCCAAAGCGTTCCTGGACGTTCTCCACGTCGTTGAAGCTCAGCACCCGCTCGTTCCAGATCAACCGACTGGATCCGTCCTCGGCCCATGCGCGGACAATGAGCCACAAGTGATCCATCTGGCAATCCACCGTCAGGATGCGCAGCGGACACGCGCACGGTTCGCCGGCCGGGACCAATCGCCCATGGGCATCCACGCCCGCCTCGCCGTCCCAGGTTTCGCCTTTGAGGTAGCCGCCCGGGACGATGTCCAGTTTGTAGTCTTCCAGATACTCGCGCCAGGCCAACGCCAGACGTTTCTGGTAGAACTGCTGGATCAAACTCACGTCGCCCTTGCGTGCGGCGGCCTTGGCGCGGAGGTAGAGTTCGGCCAGCCGGCCCCAGCTCATTGCGCACATGGCATTCCAGTGGAATCCGGTGTTTTCCTTGGGTGCGTTCGGGTTGGTGACGACGTAGCGGCCCGATAGATTCAGTTCGCGGCGGGTGCGGTCGCTGTCCTCGAAGTAGTGATTGCAGGACGCGCAACGCATCGAGGTGGTATCGCGGACTTTCTGGAAATCCCACTCGCCGGTTTCGTCGCGGGCGTCTTTGCTCCACTCGACTTGCTCCCATTTGAAGGGTTGGCGCTGGTGGCAATGCGGACACTCAAACGTCCACACCCGCATGTCGGTTGCTTCATGTTTGCGGTGGGTGTCGTCGTCATCCTCGCCGCCCTGGCTCATGAACAGGCATTTGCCCAACCAACCGAACGCTGTGACACGGGCTTCGGCTTCGGCCATGTGACCGGTCGGCCAACGCCATGTTTCATCGCCGATCAACCAGCGAATGGAACGACGCTGAAGATTGGTTTTGTTGTGCGCCCCCAGCACCCAAAGCGTCATGCCATTGGCGAAGTGAACGGTGGCGACGCGCTTCTTGTGCCGGTTCGCGGGATAGAAGGCGCGGACGGGCTGACATTCGTCGAACAGCTTTTGCAAGCGGCTCTCACTCTGGTCTTTGGCGTCGTCATCTGTCTGGTCGAGCCACAGGGTCGGGCCGGGGTGGTTGGCGATGATGTGGGCGAGGCCGAGTTCCCCGACGCTGGTTTTGCCGCTCTGGATCGCGGCGATGATGCTCACGATCCGGATTCTGGGATCGACCAAAGCTTCCATCGGTTCACGCATCCAAGGTGAATTGGCCGAACGAAAGCGACCTGGGATGGGAGAGTATGGAATCGAGGTGATGTGTTCCTCGCACCATGCCCACGGGGGACGACGATCCGGTGGACGCCAGGCATTCCGCCAGATGCGTTCGAGTTTCCTGCGTGCGGGTTCGACGGTTTTCATTCGCCCTGATGGAGTATCGTCAACACCTCGTCAATGGCGCGGCGGGCTTCCTCCTGAATGCCGGTGGCGTCGAGTCCTGATAGAATTGGCGGCAACTCCTGTTCAAATTTCTTGCGAAGCATCGATGTTGCCTGCGCCACGAACTCGGTCCATGCCTGCCGGACTTCCTCGACGGCCACATAGTCACCGCGTCGGATGCCAAGCCGTAGTTCCCGTTCCTCGACTTCCGCTAACAGCTTGCGGGCCTTGAGCGACGATTCGATGTCGCCGGGTTCTGCCACCTCGCTGCCCTTGAGATCGTTTCGGCGCATGAATTCCCGCCAGGCGGCCACGTCATGCAGTCCATTGGCGGCGGGTTTTGGCGCGTCCTTGCGCTTTTTCCAGGTGTTGAGCGTCTGGCGGCTGGCTCCCAGGATGGCTGCGAGTTCGACGTAGGATGCCGCGGTTGCCGGGGCTGCTCCACTTCCCGTGGCCAATGTCTGCAACATGGCCCGCTCGGCACGGGTCAACTTGCCGCCCTTCTGCACGCGACCCACGAGGTTTGCGAAGTCGCGGGAAAGCAGCTTTTTGGCGATGTCGGGGGATACGGCGTCCATCTGCCGCTTGCGGCGGCGTCAACCGGTCATTTGTGATCGAACAGATCAGGCGTTCCCTCGGTCAGTTTCGTTTGAATCAGCTTTTGCAGATCAGATTTGAGGACACCATACTTCGAGAGGAGCTTGGCCGCTTCCCGCAAATCATCATCCAACTCGCCGGTCATTTTGCCAAGGCCAGACGCTTCGATGTCTTCTTGCGATTCGTTCAACAGTGCCGCCACAGCATTAGGGCCTGCGAGGTTCACCGGTAGATCCAGGATTTTTGACCATTGAGGCTGCGAGATGCACTTGAGGGCAAGTTTGTTGATGAAGAGGTGGCCGTTTGCGAGCTTCATCACAATCGTATGTGTGGAGGGAAGCACTGTTGCGAGGTTCAGAATCGATCTGCCCGAAACACGAACCTGGCAGTTGGATGTTCCCTTCGCAGCAACCGCGATGGAACCTCCGCCCACTTCGATGTGGATGTTCGCGCCATCGAACGACAAGACCGCCTCCTCGCCTTTTCGTCTGGAGACCGTCTTGGCAAGCAATTTGAGACCCTTTTCGAGTGTGCCTCGTTGGATTTCGAGATGCAGTTGGTCGTCGTTCATCGCATCACATTTTGATCGGTGTCCCGATAAACGTGAGTATCGTCTGATGTTGTGTCAAGGTTGACGGGTTGGCATTGGCCATGAGCATTCCCGTGCATTGCGCCCACACCCGCCTCGTTGATCCGAACACGCTGAAACCCAACCCGGTCAACCCGAACCGGCACAGCGCTCACCAGATTCAGCTTCTCGCCTCGATCATCCAGGAGCAGGGTTGGCGCAATCCGGTCACCGTCTCGAAACGCTCGGGGCTGATCGTCCGCGGTCACGGCCGCCTGGAAGCCGCGCTCTTGATCGGCTGCGAAACGATCCCCGTGGATGAACAGGACTATGCCAGCGAAGCGGAGGAACTCGCCGACTTGCTTGCGGACAACCGTCTATCTGAACTCGCCGAACTCGATGAAGACGACCTGCGGAGGGTGCTCAAATCCATCGTCGACGCCGATCCCGACTTCGACATCGAACTGACCGGCTTCATGGAGGACGAGATCCGCAAGCTGATGGACGACGAGGCCAATCCGGAGGACGAACTCGAAACGATCCCCCGGATGGAATGTCAGGCATTCGAGACCCACGACTACCTCGTGTTCATGTTCCACGACCTGCGCGACTGGATGCAGGTGCTTCAACTCATGGGGGTGCGCGAGGTTGACTACTCGATCACCCGCAGAACCAAAAAAATCGGCATTGGCCGTGTGCTCCATGGAAAACGACTCATTGAACTCTGCCGCCGCGCCAGCATGGCCGGAATTCCGCCCCTTGAAACTCCGCCTGGTGATCCTGTCGCGGAGTCGAAGCCGCTCGATCACCAGTCACAAGCTGTTCCCGACGGCGACGCTGCTCGTTCCCGCAAGCGAGGCTGAGCATTACCGCCACACCGGGCTGGAAATCGAAACCATCCCTGACGAGATCGCCGGCATCAGCGCCGTGCGGAACTGGGTGCTCAAGCACTTCACCGATGACGCCATCGTGATGCTCGACGACGATATTTCCGCGTGCGTTTGCATGGTGAGCCTTCGTTGCCGGAAACTCTCCGTGGCCGAAACCATTGCAATGCTCGAAAACTCGGCGTGGTGTGCACGTGGAGCAGGGGCTCGGTTGTTCGGCTGGCACCAGCGGAGCGATCCGCGGCTTCTGCAACGCAACGATCCGTTCGGTGTGAACCACTGGGTCGGCGGTGCGGTCGGCGTGGTGCGCGATGAAAAAGGCGGCGTGCCGAAGTGGGACGAGCTGCTCAAGTGCAAGTGCGACATCGACGCCACGCTCCAGGAACTCATGGACAATCGTCTCGTCTGGAACGAGGCGCGATTCTGCTTTGTCCAGGAGCGCGACAAGAACCTCGGCGGCAACAGCCTGTTCCGCAGCGAGGAACGCATCGCCACCGAGAAGCGATACCTCAAGCGCAAGTGGAAGGCCCACATCCGCCTCGAAACCTACAAGAGCCAGGACCGCGTGGCGATGGATGCCCCACGCCGCCAATCGGTGAAGCTGTGACAAATGGCGTCCAATACTGCTTTCACCTCGTGTGCCAAACTGACAAGCTAACTGACGATGAGTTATCACTTACACACCAAGCGCGGATACAGCTTCCCGGCAGTGTCTAGCGCGATGCAGAAGGCGATCCGGCGCGGTGACGCAAAGTTGGCCGGTTATTGGGCACTAGAACTTTGGGCGAGCGGATTCGGCCAGTATGTCTGGCGGAGACTGCTCACCGTGAGCGCGGAAGACTGCTGGGGGATTCTCACGGCGGAGGTGAAAGCGCTGCACGACAGCTACACCGAGATCAATCGCAACAGTCCGGCGAAGGCACCGAAAGGCCGCATCTTCATTTCCAAGGCGGTGATCCTGCTCAGCCTCGCCAAGAAGAGCCGCGATCCCGACCACCTGCAAAACTTCGTCTATGACCAACAGGCTGGACTCGAACCGGAAACCCTGACCGACGAACTCGAACAGGCGGGCGAATACATCCCGATCCCCGACTACGCCTACGACCGCCATACGCCGCAGGGCCGCAAGATGGGGAAAACCAAAGCTGAGTTCTTCCGCGCCGAGCAGGACGCCCTGAATCCCTTCATCCCCGGACTGTTCGACGACCTGATCGATTCCTGATAAACCACCAACCCCGAGATCCCCATGGGCATACACCTGATGCAACCCCGCTTCGCGCTGGGGAAGATTTACGCCACACCCGGAGCGCTTGCGCTGGACGTGGACCTGACGAAATACCTCCGTCGTCACCACTGCGGCGATTGGGGCGATGAACTCTGCGCCGAAGACAAGGAGGCGAATGAGCACTCGCTGAAAGACGGCACCCGCCTGCTGAGCCGCTTCTCCACGCCGGGCGGATCGATCTACATCATCACTGAATGGGATCGGAGCGTGACGACCCTGTTGCTGCCGTCAGAATACTGATGCCACTCCGTTCAATCCGCATGCCAACGGTGCTTTTCCGCGCCTAACGGCAGACTAACACACGCGGAATGTGGATGTGAGGGCCGACCATATTGCCATCCCTTGTGCGGGGGCAGCGTGTCCCTACGGCTGATTACGCGGCACTCCAGAGGGTGCTGGTTTTGCGGTCATTCCATGGCCTGTTGATGGCCTGTTCAATCCGCATGCCAACGGCATCCAACGCCATCAAATGGTGTGAAAATTTGGTGCGAACTGGCGTGCGGATGGCGCGCGACAAACGACGCGGATGGCTGGCAGGAAGGAGGATGTCGGAACGCGGACAACCTGCGCCAACCGGCACCAGATCCCCATCCAGATCCACAGATGAAACCGCAAGATCCCAAAGCCGAATCCATCACCTTCGGAGTTGAACTCGAAACTACCATCCCTGCCGCGTCCGATGTCGGAGTAGGCGCATATCACTTCGGCACTTCCGTCGTCGAGGGCATTGAGACCGCAACCAACCAGCGCCTTAGCGCACCCACCTTTCACGGCAACTACTGGAAGGCCGAGCGCGACGGTTCCATTCTCGTCCATCCAGGAAGCAAGGCCTGCGAGTTTGTCTCGCCCATCCTCAAAGGCAGCGAGGGCGTCGAGCACCTGCTTCAATTCGTCGAGTGGGCCAACGCCATCGGGGCGAACGTGAACGGCTCGTGCGGCTGCCACATCACCGTGGGCGTGGAGTCCATCATCGGTTCCAACGAGCCGCAGGCATTGAGCGAATTTGCCCGCAAGCTCGCGCACATCGCCCGGTGGCACGCCATGAGCCTCTACGGCCAGACGGGCACCGGACGCCACCTGAACCGCTACAGCCACATGCTCGGCGACGAGGTGGGCAACTTGGTCAAGCGGATGGAGACGACCACCAATCTCACCGTGAAAGCCGACACCGCCACCCGCTGCGGACGGGGAATGGTGAACTTCAAAAAACTCTTTTCCCACGGTGTGATCGAATTCCGGGTGTTTGCCGGAACGCTCAACAGCCAGAAGTTGCTCCACCACCTCGCCACGGTGTTGGGGCTCTGCCGCCGCGCCGCCGAAATCGAATGCCTCGGCAGTTTTTCGAAAAACAAGGCGCAGGCGAAACGCACGGCCACCGCCACCAGCGCCCTGCGCTTTCTCTGGGATTACCTCGGATGGACCGGCAGCAAGCGCGAAGTCGCACTGGGTTTGTTCGGCCCCCTTCACTCCGAGTTCAAGACCTATCGGAAAGTCGCCGAACGGATGTGCCGCCGCTTCGATGAACGCTTCCCCTCCGCCAATCTCTAAAAGTCCCCTAACCGAAATCCAAAGCCATGTGTGTGATCCTTGTATGCCCTGAGAACGTGCGCCCTGACAGCGCCACCATCGCCGCCTGCCATGAGGCGAATCCCCACGGTGCCGGTGTGGCATGGCGGGAAGATGGAGTGGTGAGATGGTTCAAGGGAATCGAACCAGGAGGAATCGAACCGCTGATCGCCGGACTATCGGGTGAGATCGTGATTCATTTCCGCTGGGCGAGCGTGGGGGAGGTGACGCCGAAGCTGTGCCATCCATTCCCGGTTTCCGCCAAAGCCAACACCCGCCTTTCCGGCCAGGCTCGCGCCGTCCTGTTTCACAACGGCACTTGGGGGCAGTGGCGGGAAACCCTGCGGCGAATGCCACGGAACCGCATTCCCGACGGCCTGCTTTCCGACAGCCGCGTTGTCGCGTCCATGGTCGATCTCTGCGGCCCGGACGTCCTGGACCGGCTTCCCGGCCGCTGGGTGTTCTTCGACCGCGACTTCACCGAACTCTACGGCGACTGGAGCGACTGGCGCGGCATGAGGGCGAGCAATCTCAACTTCGCCCATTTGTTGAAAGCTCCCGCCCCTTCCCACTCCAAGCGCCGCCCCAAGCCCTTTCTCGATCTCCCGGACACCTGCGGCAACCCGGACACCTGAGTCCACCGCACGTGCCCACTCCAACGAAACCATGAACCAAAAACAGACACCATGAAGACCATGACCAAACCCGTCGTGCAGATCGGTGACCCCGTGAACCGCACATTCGAACCCGCCTTTGAGATCGACGCCCATGCCTTGTTGTGGGCGAGCGCCAAGGGCCGGGACTTCATCCCCGCCATCGCAACGATTGGCCGCAAGAGCTATCAGAACGGCCCCTTGCGCCAGGAACCGCTGCCGGACGCCCGCAAGTATCCGGTGCTGCGCGAGCGGATCGGCTATTGGGAAACCGCGCTGGAACTCGACGACCCCGAGATCCTCTTGGAAGCCGCCGTGACTTCGGCGCTCAACAGCTTCCACGACCTGATGGGCAACAACCCACTGGCGGCCGATCCGCATAAGTTCGTCGCCACCATCACCCAGGCCGCCCGCGAATGGGCGGAAGAATGCTTCAACACCGACCAGCCATGAAAGCCGTCATTCACTTTCACAACAGCACCGGATGGGGCGGGGTTTTCCCTGTCAAAACCCGTGAGTCAGTTGTTGAGCAGGCGGCCGTCACTCGCCATGAACCCAAAGTGATAGAAATGGAACCCCTCCTCACCGAGCAACAAGCCTGCGCATATCTGAAGACCTGCAAACGCAACCTCTACTGCTGGAGGATGGCCGGACTCATTCCCTACATCAAAATCGGGCGGTGCGTGAGATTTCGCCGTCCTGATGTCGATGAAGCCCTGCAACGCATGACCAACCGAAAGAAAGCAAAACCATGAAACGCACCTACAAACTGATCGCCAGTCGCGGCAATGACATCGTCTTCGATGATCGTCTCCAAGCGGACAGCCCCCGCGATGCACGCCGGGAAATGAAGAAGCTGCTCGGTCTCGAAAGCCTGAGTGGTATCGTGTATTCCATCACCGAAATCCCCGTCGATCTGATCCGCGAGATCGTGGACGCCAGGATTGCCGAGTTGGCCGGCGGAGCGCCGATTCAAACACCCGTGCCCGCTGACGTTGAGGCTCTGGTGATGGAACGCCTGAAACCGATCCTCCGCCGACTGGCCGCGCTGGAACAAACGCCCGAGCAGCCGGAACCTCCCGCCCGATTCGATCCGCTCGCCATCCTGACGGACACACCGCCCGAGCCGGACTGGAATCTGGTGAAACGCCACTTCCGCCGCTACGGGGATCCGGCCAAGACCGCCGCCAAATACAGCCTTGGCCTCCGCGAGTTGAACACCCGTGCCAGAAAGGAGGGATGGGCGTCATGATCGAGGTCAAACGCTACCGGAAACCCGATGGCTACGCGACCCGCTATTGGGGAATCTACGTGGACGGCGATTTGTTAGCCGTGGTGCTCTATCGGAAAGGAGCGATGGCCATTGCCGACCTGATCCTCACCACCCGCGCCGGAAAGGCGGCCAGTGATGCCGCGTAAGCCACCGGTTGCGCCCACCTGCTTTGTCCCGTCCTGTCCTGCGGATTTCGTGGGGCAGGCGGGCAAGGTGGCGGACGTCCTGATGCGGAAGGCCGGGCGTCTTCGGGCGAACCCGGATCAACCGCTCAAGTTGCTCGTGTCCGGCGCTCCCGGCATCGGCAAGACGAGTCTGGTGAACCTGATTGCTCGCACACTCGTTGCCCATCCCGCCGCCATCGAGGACGTGAACGGCAAGGAAGTGGGACTCGAACTCGCCCGCGAATGGACACGCTCACTCGCCTACCTGCCGATGATACCGCCACTGCGAGAAGAGAAAAGAGCACGGCAATTAGTTTGGTTTTCATTTTTCTGGCGAACGTAAAAGAGCACGCAACCCAATCAGCGGGTCGGGCGTCGATCACGGGGTTGAGGTTGGAATCACGGAAGAACATGCAAACAGGGCGGCTGATAGGGGTTTCTGTGTCTCGTCTTGTCGGCAACTTGATAGGCTATTCGATCAAGCCTCCAGCCTTCCACTTGTTCTTATCCAGCTCCGACGCGCGACAAGTGAAGATCGGAATCGACTTCTTCTTGCATTCATCGATCAAATTCTTGAGCTGCGTCTTCTCCTTGTCAGAGTAGGAAGATGGGTGGGTATAAACGATCCAGATTCCATTCTTCTTTAACTTGTCGGGAAGACCTTGAAAATATTCCATGATCTTGTTGGCGTCCATCGCTGAAGCACCCTCTTTCGGGGCAGGTGCCGATACGGTGAATCCTCCGCTTTGGTTGCTTATCTTGGCAACGCGATCTGGCAGCATGTGGAGTGATAGACCCTTGTTCCTTTCGAGTTGGGCGAACGCCACGAGTGTCGTGGCGAGGATGACGCAAACTGAGATTACATGTTTCATAGGTTTTTAGTATTTCTGCCGAACGAATAGGCCATCCACGGCGGGAATGGAAGCCCGAATTCAAAGAAGGACGAAGCCCGCCGTTGGAGGGAGTGTCTTGTTCGCCGTTTTTCATCTTCCCCAGGGTTCGTCTATCGGTGGTTCCTGTCCGCTCTCCAAATAAGACCTCTGTAGGGCCTTGTCCGATGGCCACTCAACATCCGGGGCGGCCACGAGAATCCGGAATGACCGGGGGAATCCTCCTCGAACTTCGTCATCCCACAAGAATTCGCGCACGGCGCTTCGTGTCTCTGGATCCTCACGAACAAGCGCTTCGGAAAACTGATCATCGCCAAGACTCGTCAATACCTCCTTCATATTCTCTGACATGCCCTCTGCATCCTCTCCTCCGTTGACGTAGGGCAGCATCAATTGATCTTTGGCCGCGGCAAAGGTCTTGCTCAAAGCCTCCCTATCGCCAGCCTTGGCTGCCTCCCTATACTTCCCGGAATCACGCCATGGCTGGCGAGTCGGGTCAGGAATCGGCGACTCAGGCGCGGTCCCACATCCAACCACCATTAGAAACGCGGCAATTGCGAGAAACTTCACTGACTGCATTTGGTTTGGGCGAAC